TCAAGCGGCGGGACGTAGTCCCTCGTCCGGTCCATCTTCACCAGACTCGGGGACCTCTTCAGTGCCCCCTTCTTCCTGGCTCTCCGGATCGCTGCGCTCGTCGTCCGGAGGGACCTCCTTCTGCTGAGACCGGGGCACGACGGCGCTCGTTGACTCGGCCTCGGCAGTCATGAGCTGAGGCAGGACGCTCGTGTACGTGTCCGAAGTGATCTGGCGCGAACTGTGCCCCAGCCGCTCCTGGACGACCTTGATGTCCGCCCCGCCGAGGAGTGCCAGCGTTGCCGACAGGTGGCGGGTGTCGTGCAGACGGACCGGGGGAAGCCCAGACAGCTCCACGAGCCGGTTGAACCGTCGACTGATCCAGTCAGGGTGCAGCGGTTCGCCGTTCTCGTGCGTCCATACTCGGCTGCTCTCCACCCAGGGCCGCTTCGCCGGACCACTGCTCACGCTCATTGGCCTGAGTGGTCTGCCAGCCCTGCCAGTGGTCACGAGTCAGAGAGTCGAGGGTGACGGTACGGACGCTGTCCTGCTTCGGAGCCTCGTCGTACAGCCGGTACGCGACCTCAACGACCTGCGCGGAGATCCGGAACCACGAGCCGGACAGACTGACCTCCGTCCAGGGCAGGGCCGCCATCTCACCGCGCCGAGGACCACGGAAAATGAACCCGTGCCACATGCCGTACAGCCGGTCATCGCAGATGAAGTCGAGGAACTGGCCGGTCTGCTCCGGCGTCCAGACCATGACGGGGCTGGGCTTCTGGCCCGTCCGCTTCCACTCTTCGACCCGCTCCGGTGTCCAGACCAGAGCCTTGGGCCGCTTGACCGCCGGCAGTTCGACCATCGCGGACCAGTTCGTCGCGTATTCGCCGCGCTTGATGCCAGCGCCCAGGAACGAGCTGAGGGTGGCGTTGATGCGATGCATCGTCGCTGCGCTGGTGATCTTCCGCTTGCCCTTGCTTCCCTCGCGGAACGCGGCGTTGGCTTCGAGGTAGAGCCGACGGGTGAGGCGGCGTGCCGTCTTCTTCCCCGCCGTACGGACCCAGGCTGTGTAGGCGGCGTCGCGTGCCTCCTTCAACTCGACCACCTTGGCATGGTGAAGCAGCCGCTCGGCGTTCTCCCGCTCGATCGCGTCGTACATGGCCTCGACGTGGCGCAGTCTGAGGTCACGGCGCTTGATATGCCCGAGATGCGGTTCGAGGTAGAGATTGATGTGCTCTTCGTACCCATGTCGAGTCGTGCGGGCCAGCCGCCTCTTCCTCTTGAGCCAGGCGGTCAGGTCCTCCCCGACGGTGGTGTTGCTGAGCACGTCCGCGCCGCCGATGACGTCGCGGTAGACCTCGGCCGACTTGGCTTTCGCCTCATCCTTCGTGGCGAATCCACCTCGGCGCACCCGTCGGCGCTTCCCGCCCTCGCCGGCTTCGAGCTCGAAGTAGAAGTACCAGGTGCCATGACCCTTTTGCGTCAGCTTGGGGCAGCTCGCGCCGAGTTTGCGCATCTTCGGCGCGCCGTCAGCGTCGATTATCGGAGTGCCGTCGTCCTCGACGATGGGCTCCTGGCAGGCACAGCGCCGCTGGTAGCTGGGATCGAACACGTGTATCCCCTTCGTGGCTTCGCTTGTGGATCTTCTGTGTCGGTCCTTGTCGAACCGATGCTCTATCTTGCCCCAACACTCCAGTGTTGGCGTATCCTTAAACCACGTTGGCGCGGGGGAGAACGCGACAACGGGAAATGACAACGAAGGACGCCTCCGCAACTACGGACTCCGGGGCCGCCAGCCCGATGACCCTGGAGGAACTGCTCGCACTGCCGCCGACGGTGAACGTCACTACGGCCGCGCGAGTCCTGGGGATCGGTGTGCACAAGGCTTACAACTTGATCAAGGGGGGATCTTTCCCCGTGCAGACGCTCACACTGGGCAGCACGGTGAGGGTCCCTACGGCTGCGCTCTGGCGAGTGCTCGGAGTGACGCCGCCTCGCAGTGATCATTCGTAGCTTTGGCGTATCGAGACCGAGGTCACGGCCCTGTTCCTAGGGCCGTGACCTAGGATCAGGCGGCTACGGGAGGCGCATTAGAGAAGAACGGACGACCGCATGCCACGGCTCTACGGTTTCGAGGACGCGTCGAGGCGTCGCCTACGCGACGACGAAGTGGACCCGCTTCGCCAGATGGCGAGCCGGGCGCTGGAAGGCCAGTCCAACGCGGACGTCGCTGTCTGGGCGAATGGCGCAGGCTACCGGGGCACGCTCGGCGGGGAGTGGAAGGACGCCTCGGTCGGACGCCTCTTCCGCAACCCCGCCATCGCCGGACTGCGCTACGACGATGACGGCGAACTCGTCGACGCCGGCCACCCGGGCGCCATCACGCGTGAGGAGTTCGTGCGGCTCCAGGAGAGGGACCAGAGCCGCAAGAAGGCTGACGCGGCACCGCCCTACGACTATCTCCTGGTGGACGGCGCGTGCACGTGCGGGAAGTGCACCTGGGCTCTCCAGGGCGCACGGACTAACGCTGGCACTCCCGGTTACCGCTGTCGCCCCAAGGACAAGGACGGCCGCGGTGGATGCGGCGAGGTCCGCATGGGCGCGGAGCTGCTAGAGGACTACGTCGGTGAGAACGTCGTTGCGGAACTCCTCAAGCCGGGCATCCGCAAGCAGATCCTCAAGGCTCAAGAAGCCGTCCGAGCCCAGGTCGAGAAGATGAAGACCTCGATCGAGGACCTTGGGGGCCGCCGGATCGAAGCGGCGACCCTCTACGGCCAGCGCCAGATCAGCAGCGACGCGTTCGTGACCGCTGAGCGCGAGATCACGGCCAGCCTCAAGGACATCCGAAACCGTCTGCGGTATGCAGAGCAGATGGCGAACTTCTCCCTCGGCGATGCCAAGGACCTTGTGCGCTGGTGGAACACCGCGCCGTCCGCGTCGAAGAGGGCGATCACGAGGCTGTTCTTCGAGAACATCGAGGTCTTCCCTGCAAGTGCACGGGGCATCCGCACCGTTGAGCCCGGCAGGGTGGTCCTCCACTGGCGCAAGCTGCCTGGCCTCTCAGATGGCCTGTGACGCAAGGACCTCGCGTGATGCACGTCGCCTGCCGACCATGGCGAGGGTCAGTCCCGTGATCAGCGCGACCACGGCGAGCCCGGCCAAGGCTGGGGAAATGATCTCTTCGGCGTCCAGCGACCACGGGTGGCCGAGGTAGTGAGTTACCAGGTATGACCCCTTGCTGGCCGCGTAGGCGACCCCGAGGACGGCCGCGAACGCCGACATGCCGAGACCCTTCGCGGTCCAGGCATGGCCAGTCTGCCTCGCGGACAGAGCCATGCCGGAGCAGAGGAAGGCGATCTCCCCGCAGGTGATCGCCACGTAGGCCAGATAGACCATGAGGTAGACGGTGACGCCCGGAGCCGTCGCGTACTCGGTCGTGAACTCAACGCTCTCGTCTGTCGTTGCGATGAACAGCGGCAGCATCGCGGCGAGGACACACACGGCGAAGGCGATGCGCGCGAACACGCTGGCTCTCAGCACCTCGTGGTTGTAGGACCAGTCGACAAGCATGAGCTGAAGGCTGCCGCACCACAGCACGGCGCAGAAGTGCGCTCCGAGCTTGGCCGCGTTGTTCATCCCGGTCGCGGACTCAACGAGATCTTCGACCGGAGGCACGGCGAGGATGACGCCGACCGTACAGACTCCGAAGGCGGCGGCGCGGGCGAAGCGGGCGATGCGGTATTCGTTCCGGTCGCGCTGACGCCAGGCTTCACGGGCGGAGAGCACTGTGCCCGCTATGCCGAACAGGGCGCAGAGGCCGAAGACGAGGCCGTCCATGTGGTTCAGGTCCCTTCCAGGTCAGCGACGGCACGTTCGGCCGCCTCTGTGAAGCTGAGCCGTCTCCGCCGGCCTGGCCGTGGTGGTTCGGCGACAGGCGGCAGTGGATCGGGCACTTCGGGGACCGCGCGATCCGTACGTCCATGTCTTGTACGGATCTCACGTGCGGCCTCCAGAAGTTCGGCGACCCCGCCTTGGCCCAGGTCGTGGACCAGTCGGAGCGCCTCGCGAGCGTCTTGGTGCTCCTCGTAGACCGACAGCGAGGTCAAACCGTTGTACCCAGGAAGGAGATAAGCTACCGGACAGTCGAATGCGCGTGCGAGGCCCAGTAGTTGAGAGATTGACGGATTGGCCTTGATCCCGTTCAGGAGGTCGTTCACTACCTGATGGGTCATCGCCGGCCTGCCGCCGGGCGTCTCGGCGGTCGCGGCGGCGATGGCACGCGTGCTCGGGGTCTTCCCGTCGGCTCCGCGCTTCCTGCTGAGCAGCACGGCGAGCTTGCTGGCGAGCGGGGTATCCGGGCCGGGCCGCATGGGTCTGACTACTCCTCGGGTACGCGTCAGGTTCGCTCACGGGCCCGCAGAGGCGACCCGCTGGGCATGTTCAGTGGCGATCATGGGGCGGGTGAGATTCCTGGGGCAGCCTAATGTCTATGTTGGTTGACAATGAGTGTTGCCCCCGCGCAAGATCGGTAACGGCAATTTGTGGATTGTGCACTCAGCATGCAGGCCGCCACCCTCCTCTGCTCTCCAAGCTGCGAGATCGTGACCGGCTCCCCCCTGCCGCCTGATGTGTGCCGACATTTTGCCTGTGTGGGGATCTAAGCGTGTCGTCACTCGTTAGGAGGGCGGAACGCTGCAACGCGGGAGGGATGCGGGTGGGGATCGAGCTGGGACGAGTGCTGGCCCGGTTGGAAGAGTCTGGTGGCGTGGAGAATGTCGCCCTGAATGACGAGTCGGCTCACGAGGTGCTGGGGGCCCTGTCGATCGTCGACCCGAAGCATGTCGGGTGCGAGGCTGAACGTCTGAGCGGCAACGCCGCACGCTGATCACCGAGGCGGTAATGGGACGCGGAACCCTGGACGGGGTTCCGCGTCCACGCGTTTGACCTGCAAAAACTTCTCGAAAATTGTGGACCCCTCCCCTTAATGCATATAGAATAGAACTACAAGGAAGGGGGAGAGAAGAAACCCCCACCGACCTCTTGGAGACCGGAATGCCGCACAAGTACGCGACCTTGAAGATGCGCCAGATCCGCCGCAACCCGAACCAGCCCCGCGAGACCTTCAACGAGGAGGCCCTGACCGAGCTTGCCAACTCGATCAAGGAGCACGGCCTCCTCCAGCCGATCGTCGTCCGCAAGCTCACGGTAGAGCTGGTCAACAGCAAGCCCCAGCCGATCGTTTACGAGCTGGTCGCCGGCGAGCGCCGCTTCCGTGCCAACGAGCTGGCGGGCAACATCACCATCGAGACGAAGATCCTCCTGTCCGAGGGCGACGCCGAGATCAGCGACATGGACTCCTTCAAGAAGGCCATGGCCGAGAACCTGAACCGCGAGGACATGCTTCCGCTGGAGGAGGCGCGCGGCTTCAAGAAGGTCCTCGACGAAGAGGAGGACGCCACCCCCGCGACCGTCGCGAAGATCTTCTCCAAGTCGGTCCAGTACGTCACGCAGCGCCTGGCGTTGCTCTCCCTGCGCCCCGAGATCCAGATGGCCGTTGACCTCGGGCACATCGGCACCCAGGCCGCAGTCCAGATCGCCGCCCTGTCCAGGGACAACCAGAAGGCCGTCTTCGAGGACTGGAAGAAGGGCGACAAGAGCGACAACCAGCTCGTCCACATCGCCTACGCCATGCGCAAGCAGGAGAAGGCGGCTCAGCAGGACTCGATGGTCGACGTCGAGGAGATCACCCCCGAGGAGAAGACCGAGCGCACTCGTGCCCAGGCCAAGACCAAGAGCGACCTCGACGAGATTGAGCGCATGTGCGACCTGCTGGACGGCATCGGCAAGGCGGACCCGATGGAGCTGGCCCGCGCGCTGGAGGGACAGGTGGGCAAGCGGCTGGAGCAGATGGACCGGGTCGCCAACTTCGTTCAGAAGGCCCGCTTCCAGCTCCGTCAGGCCAAGGCTCACGCCGACGCCAGCGAGATCATGGTCAACCCCGCGGCGGCTGCCCCCGACCTGGTCGCGGAGGCCGACGCCGCACTCGTCCGCCTGGAGCCCGCCGCCGACGCCACCCCGCAGGCGGAGGCCGCTGCCGAGGTGGAGGCGGAGCCCACTCCCGCCCCGCAGGCCCCGGCTGTCACCGACGACGCGGAGCCGGAGAACGCCCCGCAGTCGGAGGAGTCCGACGCGAACGCCGAGCTCGTCGCCGTCGCCGCCTGATCCACTCACTCAACGGGGGCGGCTCCCAGCGGGCCGCCCCCTCCTTCTCTGCCTGGAGTCCCTAGTGATGAACGACATCCACACCATGCGCAACATCAACCGCAACCTGTTCGAGGGAGTGCCGGCCACGGCCGACGCCCTTGAGGAGTACGACTCCGACGCGGCCCGACTCGTCCGCGAGGCCGCTCAGCATCTGGTCAAGGCCTGGCGCGACAACGACCCGGAGGCCCTGAAGGAGGCCAGCAACGCGACCTTCCTCGCCGCAGGCGAACTTCTCAACGGGGCCGGGCGCTCCGTCTACGTCCGCTTCCCCATCATGGTCGCGGCGCGCCTGGTGGAACTCGAAGCGGCGCTTCTCACCGCCGGTACCCGGACCGCCAACGAGGCGGAGGGGCGTACGGCGTGAAGCGGCCCGAGCGCATCGACGGTCTCAAGACCTGGCCCGAGGACGGCACCCTGCCGCCCGAAGCGTGCCGCCTCTGCGACGCCGACCTGGCCAACACCTTCAACCAGTTGGCCTCAGCGATCTGCGTCGTCTGCGGCTACTGGGTCTGCGAACTCTGCGACGGCGGCACGGACCCCACTACCGGCGACGCCGTCTGCGCCGACCACAAGAGCCACCCCCTCGCCGTCAACTGCACCCAGTACGCCTGATCAGGAGCCCCAACCATGAAGATAGATCCCGACGTTCTCGACGTACTCCGGGCGGCCACGGTCGACGGTCCGGCGCTCCGACTGAACGGCCAACTCGAACGCAAGCTGTACGAGCGCGTCAACCTCGCCCTTCACGCGCTGGGCGGCGTCTGGCACCGCTAAAGGAAGGCCCACATCTTCACCATCGACGCCGCAGACGCCGTAGCAGGGCTGCTCGCCACGGGCGAGGTGATCACCGACGTCGACCGGGGGTTCTTCCCGACGCCGGAGCCCACGGTCGAACGTCTCCTGGACCTGGCCGAACTCGAACCTGGATGCGAGGTGCTGGAGCCCTCGGCGGGGCGCGGCGCCATCGCCGAGGCGGTAGCCGCCCGCGGGGCCGTCGTGGATTGCGTCGAACTCGACACCGCTCGCGCCGAGCACATCCGCGCCGGCGGGTACGCCCGCCAGGTCACGAACGCCGACTTCTTCAGCGTGCAGGTGGAGCGCCGCTACCAACGGGTCATCATGAACCCGCCGTTCGCCGGACGTCAGGACATCCGGCACGTGGAGCGGGCGCTGCGCTTCATCCGGCCCGGCGGCCTTCTCGTCGCGATCATGTACGGCAGCCTCACCTACCGGGGCGACAGCCGGACCAAGGACTTCCACGCCCGGATATGGGAGGCGCGGGGCAGCCTCTGGGAGCTGCCCGCAGATGCGTTCCCGGCGGTAGGGGTGGCCACGGTGATCGCGGTCATCCCGGTCCGTGACGTCACTCCTCCTCGCGGCATGCGGCAGATCACGCTCAGGCCCGAGGACTTCACCGCTCGGCCCCGCGCGGTGCAGCAGGACCTGTTCCTCACCGACGAGCCAACCGCTCATCGCGCAGCGACTCTTGACGGGCTCGGGTACGGAGCGCCGCACGACGGACGGGATCACACCGAACGATAGATAGATCCCAACACTTAAGAGTGATACGGTCTATTTCGTTGGCGGGAACGGCCACATCCGAGGAACCGGCCCACCAGCACGCCGTGGCATGCGGCATCCCCTCGGTGCCTGGCGGGTGGCCAATCCCCCGCGCCCTACCCGCCAGGCACCGGCTTCGCGCCGAAGCGAAACCACCGGGAACGCAGTGCCACGAACACGACCGGACCCGCCCCCGCCACGCCGGGGGCGGGTCCCGTGCACTCCGGAGCGACATGAGCGCAGAGGACTTCAACGGGAATCCCGCCGATCGCGAGCTGTACCTACGTCTCCTCAGAGAACGAGACGGCCCCCCGCAGAAGGCCGCCGACGAGCGCGACCCAGGCCGAAGGGTTCGCAGAGTTCCCGATCAAGACGCCGCACGGCGCAGCGCAGAACTCGAAGCAGCCATCACGCCCAGACGACGACCCAGGAGAACAGCGGCATGAACGAGGACCAAACGCCCAGGCAGACCGGGCGCGGCGAGCCACCCGTGCCAGGCGCGGAGTGGTGCAACGCCTGCGACGGATGGTGCCTGCCGTCAGGCATCTGCCGCTGCAACAACCGCTGAGCTCGGCCCTTGTGGGCTTTGCCTTCCGGACAGAGCCCACAAGGACGCGGGGGCAGGTTGCCCCGGCCATCGTCTTGACCTTTGGAGTCCTACCGTCCAGGTTCGTCGGTGCATGGAGCTCCAAATGCTGATATAAGCACCACGGAGCCCAGGGCCGACGTGACGCCGGCCCGCCGGACGGTGCCTCAGGGTTCGCTCAAATCCGTTACCTCACAAGCGAGTTCGCATCACCATGTGAGGACCCATCCGACACGAAGGTGAATGGCTCTCATCCCGGGGACGAATGCCGATCGCAACGGTAGTGAGGCTGCAACAGAAGTGGTCAGGACGACGCTTCTTCCGTCGCCGTGGATCCGCCCGCGAACGGCGTATCGGCCTATCCGCATACGGAGTGGCTATCGGGCTCCCCGTCATCCTCGCCAGCATTGACGGGTTCTCAGCGACCTCCTCTACATTTTTTCTTGTTTCGCCCGTGTTGGCATGGCAGGCAACTTGCCTACTTTTCGTGGTGCCGCCTTGGTGGAATAGGGTCCTTGCGTGGGTCATGAACCGGGCAGCCGTCGGCATGTTCCTCGCACTCTGCATTGCGTTTGGCGCTTTCGCTATCCAAGAGGGTGTCGCTGGGGACAACGTCAGCATGGGCGCCTCAGCGATGCTGCTTGCCCTCACCTCGCGCACGATGGCCTCGATGGCAGAGCCCACGGTCGCGTTCATGGACAAGAAGACTCTGCACTGGCGGATTCAGCGAGCAACATGGATCCACTCGTCGTTCATGGTCATCTTCTCATTTGGCACGCTCGTGACCCTCAGCTCCATACTCAAGTCGACGCACTCGGCTATGCCGATTTCAGTTCCAGTGGCTACCGTAATTGCTACAGCTGCATTCGTGTTCAAGGTCCACCAACGAGTACGTCGGACTTGCACATTGCTCGTGCAGCGAATCGGTCGTGTGCAACGTCTAACAGCTGGCCTGGGTGTGGGCACGGCGGACCGTGACGACATGCAGGAGGCGATACTCGACCTTGAGCTGGCGTTGCGCACACCACTCCAGACTGGTCATCGCACCTGGGGCACTCCGGTTGTGCCGCTAGAGACCCGGCACGCCCTACTCGGCTGGCTGCATAAGAAGTCCTCCGAGCCGGGGGTGCCGGCACTCAGCACGGACGAAGAGGCAGTCGCCCTCGAAGCGATCAGGGCCGTCTGTATCCAATGGGCCGACGTTACCATTTGATTGGCTACGCTGATCGAGTAGGGCGCGGGGAACGGCCTACACAAGGGACGCCCGTGACCACGCTCGCTAACATCCCCGAACAGCTCCTGCCGCTCGCCGTTCCCATCGGTGACCTGGTGCCGTACTACCGCAACCCCCGCAGCGGCAGCATCCTGGCCATCGCCGAGTCGCTGACGGTCAACGGCCAGTACCGGCCAGTTGTGATCAATAAGGGCACCCATACCGGGCGGCCCCACGAGATCCTGGCAGGCAACCACACCGTCGCCGCCGCCCAGCAGCTCGGCTGGGAACACATCGCAGCCACTTGGGTCGACGTCGATGACGACGCGGCGGCCCGCATCGTCGTCGTGGACAACCGGACCAACGACCTCGCCGGGTACGACACCGCCCTGCTCGCAGAAGTCCTCTCCGAGATTCCCGACCTCGCCGGCACCGGATACGACCGCGAGAGCGTCGACCAACTCCTGGACGACACCTCGCTTCCCGAGACGCTGGAGCTGACCTCCGACGGAGCGGGCACCGGTGCCGCCGCCACCGTCGACTACCTCCAGTGGGGCTACCTCCAGTGGGAGTCCAAGCGCGTCCGGATCACCTCCGAAGAAGTCGAAGTCCTCAACGCCATCTACACAAGGTTCGTCGACGACACCAATAGCGACATGGGCTTCGGATGGCACGTTCTCCAGGAAGCGCACAAGGAGGGCGGCTCCGCATGAGCAAGGCACCCACCACGACCTTCCACGAGGCGTACCCGCTCGATCAGCTACGCCCCGCCGACTACAACCCGCGGCGCCTCAGCGAGACGGCCTTCGTCCGGCTCCAGGCATCGCTGCGCCGCCACGGGGTCGTCAAGCCGGTGATTCTCAACGCGGACGGGACGCTGGTAGCAGGCCACCAGAGGACGAAGGGTCTCAAGGCCATCGGCCTGACCCACACCCCCGCGGTCATGCTCGGCACGAAGGTCCGCCTCCAGGACGAGATCCAGTTCAACCTGCTCCACAACCGGGTGGAGACCGAGGCCAGCGTCGTCTACGCCGAACCCGGCACCATCGGCGCCTGGTCCTACATCCCGTGGCAGTCCATCCGCGTTGCCGAGCGCAAGAACATGTCATTCGTCAACGCCATCGGCCACATGACCGCCGGCCACGGCCCCTGGGGCAGCGTCGTCATCGACGACCAGGGGCGCATCGTCCTCAACGCCGAGTACGCCGTCGTCGCCTCTTTCTCCCGGTTCGACCTCCTCGCCTGGACCGTCACCTCAGCCGACGCCGCACAGCTCCACGCCGACCTCACCGGCGAGTACGGCGTGTACGACTGGAGCGCCATCGAGGGCAAGGCCCCCGTCTGGAACCAGCACATCGTCCAGCCCAAACGCCTGCGGCAGTTCTCCTCCAAGGCCAAGGCGGGAAAGCTCGCCTACGGCTCCGAGACCTGGGACCAGCTCGTCACGCCCTGGCTCAAGCCCACGCAGCGCGTGGTCGACTTCGGCGCCGGATACGGCGACTACGCCAAGCACCTGCGCGCCAAGGGCTTCAACATCCACGACTACGAGCCCTACCGCTGCCGGGACGGCTCATACGCCGTCGACATCCGGGCCGTCGTCGGCATGATCCGCGACATCGCCAAGGACATTCGGGCCAATGGCCTGTACGACGTCGTTGTCCTGGACTCCGTCATCAACGCCACCACCACCCTCGACTACCAGCACTGGGTGATGACCACCGTCAACGCCTTGTGCGCTGCCGACGGAGTGGTGTGCCTGGGCACGCGGAGTCTCGCCCGCGAACTGCGCGACGAGCAGGCCAAGCGCGTCACCTCCAAGACCGCGACCACGAAGATGAGCTTCCTCGACGATGACAACGTGGAGATGAACTTCGTCAAGGGGAAGTGGCAGAAGCTCCGCTTTCACACGCCAGAGACGCTAGAGCCCATGCTTCGCCGGTACTTCGCGGACGTGAAGGTCACCGACCTCAGCGGGTCCAACCTCAAAGCGACGTGCCGCCGCCCCCTCCCACTCCCCAAAGAGGAGTACGAGATGGCATTCGAGCAGGAATTCAACATGCCTTACCCGAATACCTTCCGCCATGACAGACATTTGGAATTGGTGGGAAATTTGATAAAATTGGTAGTAGAGAGAAATGAATCTCTCGCCAATTGAAGGGCTCACCGAGAAAGCATGTCACGGCGAATACAGATCCAAATTGAGTCGAAATCCCGTTACCACATCATGTGGCTAGCGGGCGTCCGGCATGTAGCTCTCGATCAGCACTGCCTACGCAGCTTCGGGCAACCCGACCGCCCCCGAGTGGACGCCCGCCGCCAGCACCAGACCGTCAACCTATCGGAGCACAACCAGCCTCTCGCCTGGTACCTCTGCGCCCTGCCCAACCCGTGGCGGTGGAGCGACAACGCTCATCTCGCCTTCGAAGGGGCACCAGGAGAACAGTGGGAGGGTCCGGCGCTGGCTCCCGGCCTCATTGTGCGCCTGGACAATGCTCGCCCCATCACCGGATGGAGCGAGCACGACATCCCCCTGACCGAACCACGCCGGCACTCGGCCCGCTTCCGGACCTGTCGCAACTACCAGTTCGCTTGGTGGCTACGCACCCAGCGGGACGCGCCCGACGCGCCCCCTGAGTACGCACCGCCCAATAAGCCCGGGAAGGGCGAGCAGTTGTCGTTGATCTGAGTATCGTGACGCTGACGTACCAATCTCAGTATGTCAGCGTCACATTCCCTTAAGTTCATCAGGCCCCTCCGGATCTCGTAGGGCCCGCTTTGCCCGATGCCACGACTGCACAACGTCGGTTAGCTGGTCGAGTAGCCCCTTGATCGCGAACATGGCAATAGCCAGTACTCCCGAGACGCCAAGAATCCACAGAATGGCGGAATCCACCGGTTCAATCCTCTGGTGATGTTTGCCCAAACACGCGTCGGCACCACTTCGAAGCCTCTCCCTGAGGCGTGCCGTAGTGCGGTTAAGGCACCAAAAGGAGATAGGAGAACTCCGTTTGCGGCGCTCGCGGCACACGGGTTCCCTGCATTCGAGCCACCGCGCACGGGGCCGAGTCAAGGGGAGGCGCGGGAGGCGGGAGTAGCCGAAAAGGCAAAACGCGCAGTAGGGCGCGCAGCAGTTCGACCAAGCGGTGCAGGAACTGCACTATTGCTGTCATGGCCCGCTGCAATTCATCCCAGTCCTTCAGCAAAAAGACTGGAGCTGGGCTCGCATCCCCCGCGAATGACAGAGGGTTAAAGGGAATGGTGGCTTCGATCTTCCTGACCCAGGCATCCTGCAAAAACCAGAGCTTTTGGGTATAGGTCTCAATACGCCGCAGCATCGTGGCATTGGTCACCAGCTTTACCAGGGTGGGTGCCACCGGATCGTAGCTGCAACCCCCAAGCCGACTCGCGATAAGCGACTCTCGCAAGGCACCTCTGACGTACCGCAACTGGCGTGCTGTCAGTTGGCGTGACGTCAGCTGGCGTGGCGAATGCTGGCGTTGCCACGCGCGAGAGATCAGCCGGGAAACCCCCACGCCTGCTTGGATCTCGTCATTGACCACGAGGCCGCGAAGGCCCTGCGGGCCGACAGGCAGTGTGAACGGGATCAGTGTGACGCGCATGGCGTGAGAGTAGCCCAACTAGCGCGCTTGAGATGCGATCATGTACCTGGGCGCGGGGGCGCACCCGAGCTGTGAAGGACCTCCGCCGTGGGACGCCCCGACAAAGCCGCGCGTGCGGCCATCGCGCGCCGCCGCTCGGACGCCATCGACCTACGCCTCGCCGGCGTGGACTGGCTCACGATCGCCCGCAAGCTGGCCGCCGATCCCGCGGCCAACTCCGACGGCATCGCGTACTCCCAGGGGTACGGCGTCGAGCGGTACCGAAAGAAGCAGGACCCGCCGAGCGACGAGGCCCTGATTCATGCTGCCTGCCGTGACGTCCGTACCGCCCTGGCCGACCGGCGCGCCGAGCTGAACGACGACGTTGACGAGCTGCGTGCCCTTGAAGCGGACCGGCTCGACCGGCTGTTCTTCGTCGCCTACAAGAAGGCTGTCCGCGACCAGGACCTCTCCGCCATCGACCGCACCCTCCGGATCATGGAGCGTCGTGCCCGGCTGCTCGGCCTTGACATGCCCGTCAGGACGGAGCTGTCCGGGCTCGACGGCGGGCCGGTCCAGATCGAGAACGTCACCGCGGATGAACTTGATGCGCTGATCGCCCTCACCGACCCGGGCGCCGAATGAGGTCTCGGGACAACGAGGGCGTCGTCGCCCACTACAAGACGCTCCCGTCAGCCCAGCGCCGTGCCATCGCTCGGTCCGCCTCCCCGACACTGCGGGCAGAGCTGGTGCGCGCAGAGCGTCAGTTGGCCATGGATCGCTCTCCCGGCGCCCTCGCGGCAGTCCTCACCGGCGGCCGGGAAATGCAGGCACCGCACCTGGACCTGATCGACAGCGCCTTCATAGACATGGCCGAAGGCCGCTGCGACCGCGTCATGCTCACGATGCCCCCACGGCACGGCAAGAGCCGGCGAGCCTCCCGCTGGGCGCCGCTCTGGTACCTCCGGCGCAATCCCGGCCACCGCATGATGATCGCCAGCTACTCCGCCGACCTGGCGGATGACCATGGCCGGTGGATCAGAGATGCCATCCACACCTGGGGTGACGACCTCGGCATCCACCTGAAACCCGGCAGCCAGGCCGCCAACCGATTCGACATCGTCGGCGGCGAAGGCGGCCTGCTCGCCGCAGGTCTCGTCGGCGGCCTCACCGGACGTGGCGCACACATCGCCATCGTGGATGACCCGGTCAAGGACATGGCCGACGCTGACTCGCCGACCATGCGCAAACGCGCCTGGGACTGGTGGACCTCCGTCATTCAGACCCGCCTCGAACCCACCGGCGCGATCTGCTTGATCCAAACCCGCTGGCACGAAGACGATCTTGCCGGTCGTATCCTCGCCACCGAGCGTGACGACTGGCGCGTCATCGACCTTCCAGCCCTCGCCGACAGCCCCGACGACCCGCTCGGCCGGGCAGCCGGTGAGCCGCTGTGGCCGCAGCGATTCAACGCAGCCCACCACGCACGAACTCGCAAGCGCGTCGGGGAACGGGTCTGGGGCGCCCTCTACATGCAGAAGCCGCGACCTCCCGAGGGCGGCGTCTGGAAGCGCGAATGGATCGACACCGCCCGCGTCAACGCGGTCCAGTTCTCCGGCGTCGACATGGCGCGCATTGTCGTAGCCGTCGACCCCGCCGGCGGAGAGTCCGCCGTCGGCGACGAGACCGGCATCATCGGCGTCGGCCGGGACTTCGACCGGCAGCTGTACGTCCTCGCCGACCGGTCAGGCTCCATGGGCGCCAACGACTGGGGCCTCGCGGCCTGCCGACTCGCCCTCGAACTCAAAGCAGACGCGATCGTGGTCGAGAAAAACTACGGCGGGGACATGGCGAGGCAGATTGTCACGCAGGCGTGGGAGCAACTACGCCGCGAAGGCGTCACCAAGGGTCTGCTCATGCCGATGATCCTGGAGGTCACCGCCAAGGTCGGCAAACGGCTGCGCGCAGCGCCCGTAGCCCAGCTCTACGAACAGCAGCTCGTCCATCACGTCGGCGATTACACCGACTTGGAGGACCAGATGGTCACCTGGGTCGAAGGAATGGACAGCCCGGATCGTATGGACGCAGCGGTGCACGGACTGACAGAACTGGCAGACCCGGACCAACTCGATACCCTGCCAACGGACATCGATGATGACCGCTTCGACGGCCGCCGCTGATCACCGCCTCAACAGACGCGATACTGCCCCAAGAGGAAACGGCCCCTTCATCTCGGGCAGCGCACCATGTGGTGCAGAGGTCCAGCCACCTGCTCAATTGAGTAGGTCAGCCCGGACCTGGCGTCCGCCCAGGCAGTGACTCACGTGAGTCGGTGGGGAAGACCTTGCGCGGATTGACCCTTAAAACTTGACCCGCTTCACGCGAACCGGTCAAGTTTTAAGTGTCACCGCACTATCCTCAAACGAGGATGGGCGACACTTCAGGGTTTCGCTCGTGCCCGATGAGCACCGGCCGCCAAACTTTCCAGGGTCGACGACCGGCGCCCAACGCTACGACTATCGGTCGCCAAGCTGGTTACACGTCCAGATCAAGATCTGTATGAGTAACCAGACTTGGCGGCCCCTAGGCCGCCAGCTAGCGGGCTTCCCTCGCTTTCCCATATCACCCTCCCCTCGCAGCTGAAGCAGAAGGCACTCGAACATGCGATCGAGCAGGGCGGAATGGGGATTGCGGAAGCCACGCCACGACAACCCTATTCACAAGCGAAGTTCAGAGTTGCCCACTTCATCAATTCCGTTGTGATTCATCGGCGACCCTCGCACGGCCCAACTCAACGGACACTGTCACAGCCCGCTGTTAGCCTCACGATCATGGGGAAGAGGACCAGCAGTACCGCGGTCGTGTGTGGGGTTGTCCTGGCGATTGCCTGCATGAGCAGCTGCTCCAACGGGTCCAGCAAGCCGACTGCGAGCGAGCAGCAGACCGCGCACCTCGATCGGGTCCGTGAGGCGTACCGACTCGGGCGTAGCGCAGGCCTCTCGGTGCAGCAGCGCAAGATCGCGTCCGGCACAGCCCCCGCCTACGCCACAGCAGACGAGCAGGAATGTGCCACCAGATGGGATCAGCTCGGCGAGGAGGAGCGGACACCGGGCGACCGTGACGGATTCTTGGCTGCTTGCTCATCCTTCCCGCCTCCCGGCGTGCCCGGATACGACGAGGCCGTGGCCGAAGCCAGGGGCAGCGTGCCAACGCCGTAACCTGATCTTGCGGCGCGGGGCCGACTGCCTGGAGGGGCTCTGTGGGCCTGCGCGAGCTGATCACCGACGTCTGGAGCTGGCTGGACTACAAGCCAGTCATGGCAGACCCGCGCCGACCGGGCCGCAACGCTTGGGCGGAGCTGACCTCGTCCTGGGTCCCCGACGAAGACCTACGGCGCTTGGCGGCCTATCGCCTGCTTGCCGCGTACGACTCCAACCAAGCCGGCCAGGTGGCCGCGATCACCGGGGACGACGAAACCGGAACCGAGCGGCGTGAACTCGGCGACGCCTCGAAGCTCATCGACACCGCGCTCGGCTACCTCCTCGGCTCCGAGCAGACGATCACGGTCGCGGGCGCGGAGCACGCCGACGATGATCCGACCAACGAAGCCGCCATGGCGCTGGCAGTTCAGGACAAGCTGAGGGCCTGGGCCGAGAAGGAGCTTCTGCCGCTGCGGATACAGCAGGCGGAGCGTACCGCGATCCTGCTGGGCGACGCGGTCTACAGCCTCGCCTGGGAACCGGCGAAGGGCCGCGTGCTGCTGCGCACGTGGGACCCGGGCCTGTACTTCCCGGAGTGGCCGGAGGACGGGGAGCAGGACGGCGCCGAATTCCCCCTGCGCGTGCACCTGGCCTGGGATCTGCCGGAGGACAAGCGACGCGGCCTGAAAGCCAGGCTCCGCCGCATCACCTACGAACTCGGGCCGATCGCTCCAGCCAGCCGACGCGCCACCACGAAGGACGGCAACGCTGTACGCGAGTACGTCTACGCCGACGACGGCGCACCGATCCTGAGTATGGGCGACTCCCTCAACGGCGACAGCGGTGCGATCACGCGCACCTACCCGTGGGCTCCGGGCCGGTCGACGCCGTGGACCTGCTACCTCACCGACGCCGAATGGGAGCTTGACGACCTCAAATACGCCGACGTCCTCTACGACCTGCCCATGAACAAGGCCACCTACCGGGTTCGGTCGGACGGGGAAGTCCTCGACCGGCTCGACCTGATGGTGGACTTCATCCCCCTCGTCCAGGTCACCAACTCCATCCCCGCCAGCGGCGAACACTGGGGCAAGCCCACCGTGGCCACCGTGCTCCAGGCCCTGGACGAGCTGTCCGCCACCGACACCGACAGCTCCGGAGCCTCGGCTACCACCGGCTCGCCGATCATCGGCCTGGCCGGGGCGCGGCTTCCCATCGACCGTGCCACCGGCCAGCCGCTCCCGGTCAAGGTCCGGGCCGGGACGGTGTGGCAGCTCAACGACAACGGGCGCATGGACGTCCTCGACACGTCCGCGCAGCTCGCCGAGCTGCGCTCCCGCGTCGACCACATCATCGACCGGATCGCGGCGAACAGCCGTCTCACCGCCGCCGGCCTGGGCACCCTCGACCCGACCGCCCTGCCGTCCGGGTACGCACTGCAACTCGCCCTCGGACCGCTGGACTCGCTCGTCGCCGCCATGCGCCTGGCCCGAACCCACAAGTACGCCGTCCTGCTGCGCATGGTGCAGCGCCTCCACCAGGCGGGGCAGGCAGAGGCATGGCCCGCGGGCGAGTCGTTTCCTGCGCGCCTGATGTGGGGACCGCACACCCCGACCGACCGCGCTGCCGTCCTGGACGAAGTAGTTAAGGGCGTCGGCGCCAGCGTCCTGTCGGTGGAGACCGGCATCCGCATGTTGATCGACGCCGGGTACCCAATTGACGACGCCCAAGGCGAGATCGAGCGCATCCAGTCCAGAGCCTTCGAGGCTGCTGCCCGTCTCGCTGACGCCACCGGGGACAACGCGGCGGTTCGTTCGTATCTGGGGCTGCCTGAAGCGCCTTCCACAGAGCTTTCGGTACCGCTTGTCACCTCCGGCAGCGGGATTTGAACGAGTCCGTGCGCCCCTTGCCGAGTCCTTGCCGTCTGTCTGCCGAGTAGTTGCCGTCAGGCTGCCGAGACTGTAACCTTCTGCGGAAGAGGGCACGGGAATCGCAAGGGGCAAGGGAGGTGTCGGGTGAAGGGCGTATCGGATCCGCCGCCAGATTGGCGTGATGAGAAGCTGAAGCTGGGCACCAAGGTTCGCGTAGCGGCCTGGCTCGCCTCGGAAGTGGGTGAAGGGAACACGTTCACTCGCGACCAGTTGCACCTTGCGTTTCCAGGGGTGGCGCAGGTAGAGCGGCGTATGCGGGACCTGCGTGATCACGGCTGGGAGATCGACATCGCGCGCACGGCCAATGACGTGCACATGCGGTTGGTCAAGATCGGAGAGCCGGTCTGGAGTCCCGAAGGGCGCCTACTGGCGAAGCGCCAACTCAGGAACTCCACAGCGCGGCGTAGCGAAATTTTTCGCCGCGACGGTTACGTCTGCACATCCTGTGGGGTATCGGCTGGCGAACCCCATCTTGATGCCCAAGATTTCCTTGCCAAACTGTCCGTCCGATTCCTCGTTCCGATTGCACAGGGGGGCACCGATGGGCCAGAAAACCTAGTCACTATCTGTGATCGCTGCTCCATCCGAGACGTGTCCGCCCCGACCGTGGACCGCGACGAGGTGGCGCAGCAGATTCAGAACCTGTCTCCGCAACACAAGACGGTTCTATTGGCATGGATGGCCCGAGGAGAGCGGACACCTTCGCCGCTTGACCGCGCTTGGGCAATGTTCCAACACCTTGACCCAGACGGACGGAAGGAAGTCGTGCGCGCACTTGCTGAAGCCGTGGAGCGCATGGCTGGCGAGGGTGACACGGCCTAACTCAAATGCACCGTCGACCCCGAGCACCTACCACAGCAACACGGGGCCGACGGCCGTCACGACCACCGCTACTACACGAGAGGAGGTGACAACCTCCATGATGACGTATCCGCAGGAGAGGGACCTACTGCCCCGCCCTACTGGATGGCAGACGCTCTTGCTCTGGCTGCTGTTCCTGCTGAGCCTGCTGCTTCTGGGTAGCTACAGTCCGGAGCAGCTCGGGGACATGTTGGGTGCGCTGATCAGCGCCCTGATCGTGCGAATGGCCGAGGCCAAGGTTCGCACCGTGTGACCCCTGGCGGCGGAGCGTGCGACGACGCTCCGCCGCCAAGCGCACGGCTACTTGGACTGCACGAACTACACTGGGCTCAGCGCGGGGGCGCTGGAGACCTGTGGATGGTTCACGCATGACGCGCCCTTCGCTCCCCAACCCGCTCGTACCGGTCGGGTACCGCCGTGACGGGCGGCCGATCTACCCGATCCTCGGTGCTTCTCCCGAGGACGATGCCAGCAAGCCCGAAGGCGATGGCGGTACTTCCAGTGGTGCGGTCACCCAGGAGGACCTGTCGCGGCTGCTTGCCCGAGAGAAGACGCAAGGCGGTCGTGCCGCCGTGAAGAAGCTGCTCGGCGACCTCGGCTTCGATGACTCCGAGGCGCTGAGCGCGTTCATCACCACCAAGCGTGACGCCGAGCAGGCGGCACTGACGGAGATCGAACGCAGGGAGCAGCTGGCCGAGGAGAAGCTGAAAGCGGCCGAGGTTCGCGAGGCGCAGGCCGCAGCCAGGGAACGCGCCGCAATTCGACGCGCTGCCCTCGCTGGACTGGGCGCAGCGGGTGACGACCTGGGGGACGCGATTCTCCTCATCAACCGGGCGCTTGATGACCAGCCGGATGCCGACGAGGATGCGGTGGGCGCGGCGGCCGAGCAGTTGAAGGAGCGGCGGCCGGAGCTGTTCGGCCAGGCCGGCGAGAGCACACCGCCCGCCCCCGGTGGCTCTCCCGCGGGCGGCCCGCCGTCCCGTGGCGGCGTACCGCCCAAGCCCGGAGCGGCCGGACTGGAGATGGCCCGGCGTCGAGGATTCGTCTCCGGCTGACCAGGCTCAGCAACGTCATGGCGCACCCCATGACCCCACCGGCGGGACAGCCGGATATGGGGACCACGCCCCTCACACCTCCCGTGGACGGCGCCACCGCCAGGTGAGTGCGCGAATCCGATTCGCTTCACGTCCACGGGAGGACGGCTGTGACACTCCAGCCCATCACCACGTCGACGTCGTACACCGCTGACCGGGCTTGGCTCGCGGCACTGCACGGCACCGACTCCACCGAGACCATCACGCTCGACATGTCGAAGCTGACCGCGGGCACACACACCGCCGCGTCGACGGACAGCACCCAGCCCTACAGCCGGGTCCTGTCCGGCGTGCCCGTCGGCAAGATCACCGCGAGCGGCCTCTACGGGGCCTTCGACCCGACGGCGGCCGACGGCCGCCAGAACCTCGCCGGTCACGTCTTCGCCGAGGCGCTGTTCGCGCCTGGTTCCCCGAAGGTGCCCGCCGCCCTGTTGTGGCACGGCGTCGTCGTCGCCGCGAAGGTCCCCGGCGGCATCGATCCCACCAAGGTCACCCCGTCGGTGACCGGCCCCCAGATCCGGTACGTGTGAGAGGCGGACAACGATGACCATTCAGGACCTGATCAAGAACGTCGCAGCCCGCGACCTCACGACCTTCGCCCGTGCGATCCCCTCGCCGGCGGACCACCTGTTCACCAAGGACGGCGGGATCATCCCGACGCTGGAGCAGGACGAGGTGAAGTGGCGGGTCAAGGACAACGGCCGGTACGTCAACGTCGCGAAGTACCGCGCCTTCGACGCCAGCGTGCCGTTTGCGTCCCGCGAGGCGTGGCAGACCACCCGCGAGGGCATGCTGCCGCCGCTGGGTCAGAAGCTGCTCGTCGGCGAGCAGGAGCAGATTCTGCTGGAGGCGTCCCGGGGCGCGGACGAAGACCGGCTGATCGAGCTGCTGTACGACGACACCGAGCGGCACGTCGAGGCGATCCGCTCCCGTGTCGAGCTGGCCTGGGGTGACGTCCTGGTCGACGGCAAGTTCTCGCTCGTCGCGGAGAACGGCCTGACCACGGAGGTCGACTGGGGCGTGCCGGCGGGCAACCTGCCGACCGTCTCGAAGCTGTGGTCCGACCCCACCTCTGATCCGATCAGGGACGAGCTGGGCTGGACGCAGTACCTCGATGACCGGGGTGCTCCCTTCCCGGAGCTCGTGGTCACCAGCCGCAAGGCGTTCTCCTACCTGTCCGCCAATAACGCCTACCGCGCGGCCTACTACGGCTCGGTGAACCCGTCGAACACCCCGACCGCCACGCTCACCCCGCAGCAGGTCAACGTCGTGCGCGACAACTATGGTCTGCCGCCGGTCACCTTCTACAAGGGGCAGGTGCGCGTCGACGGCGTTCAGACCAAGGTGCTCCCCGAAGACCGGTGGATCATGCTGCCGCCGGACCGGACGAAGTGGGGACAGACGATCTTCGGTGTGACCGCCGAGGGCCTGGCCCTGTCGCGCGGCACGAACCCGGAGATCACCAAGGAGGACCGGCCGGGCATCATCATCACCCGAGGTGCGCAGGACGACCCGGTCCAGATCTGGACCAAGGGCGCGGCGGTCGGTATGCCGGTGCTGCACACGCCGGACGCGCACATCGTGGCGAAGGTGATCTGATGGGTCGTCGCCTCGCAGCCGCCGTGCACGTCAAGCATCCGACGACCCGCGAGCGCATCGTCCTGGAGCCCGGTGACGAACCGGACGACGTCTTGGCCGCCGAGATCACCAACCCGGACGCGTGGGAGACCGACGAGTCGATGCCCGACGCGGAGGAGCCTGAGCCCGAGGAGCCGAAGCAGGACGAGCCGTCGCCCTTCGGCTTCACCGCGCAGCCCGAGCCCGAACCCGCGGCCGAACCGGAGGCCGAACCTGCGCAGCCGACGGCGCGGCGGCGCAGGAAGACCGCTGACACCGGCGCGTAAGTACACGAGACACCTCAGCCCGCCCCCGCCCTGCCCGGGTAGGGGCGGGCGAGGGCTATCCAGGAGCACCGATGGACCCGATCCTCCTCGCCTGGCTGCGGGCGCAGCTCGGCACCGCCACCGACGAACAGGACCTCGCCACCCGCTTCGCCCGCCTCGGCCGAGCGCGAGCTGTCGCCGCCGAAGTTCTGGCTGAGCGACGCGCCAAGCTGCTCGCCGAGCCGCTGCGTATGACGGTCGACGGCGTGGTGACCATCGACCAGAGCAACAACCTCACGGGCTTGGAGCGACAGATTGTTGGGCTTGCCGAGCTGGTCGCTCCGGACGATCCGGCTGCTGGCGAGTCGGGCGTAGATCTGGTGACTGCACCGCTGGTCCCTGGTCGACGCAGGCGATAGGCATGCCATACGAATGGCCGCCGCTGGTTCCGGGCGACACAGAAGAGGTCGCGCGCCGAGTCGCGGCTGTGCTCGACGAAGCGTGGCAGCGTCTCGCGGCCAAGCAACACCAGGTCCTCGCCGCGTTCGCCACAAGCCCGCGGACGCCGCACGTCCTGGCAACGCTGGAGGAGTTCAAGCGAGCCATCCAGGTTTTCCACAGCCATGTGGATGACGAAGCTCTCGCTTTCATCCAGCGCCAGGTCCCCTGGCTGTACGAACAAGGGGCCCGTGCGGCAGCGGCCAGTGTCGGGGCGGTCTTCACCTGGACGGTGATCCACAAGGAAGCCCTGCAATCGTTGGCGGCCGACACCTACGCCGATTTCCTGCGCCGCTCCCAAGAGGCGGGGCGCATGGCAGATCAGTTCTACCGAGCGGCCCGCGCCGCCGCCCGCCAGGAGCTGCCCCTTCTCGCGGCGGGCAACACCACAGCGCGTCAGGCAGCCAAGAAACTTGCCGACCGGCTTGCCCGTGAGCACCAACTGCTGCACGTGATCTACCGCAACGGAGCCCGTGTCCCAGTCCGCGCCTGGGCCGAGGCCGCAACGCTGGCCAAGTCGGCCGTCGCCTACAACGCGGGAACCCTGAACCGTGCCGCTGAGGCCGGCGTGCGCTACGTCGAGGTCTTCGACGGCTTCGATTGCGGATGGATCGCGCACACAGACCCGGACAAGGCGACAGGCACCATCCGGACACTTGAGGAGGCGGCTGAGGCACCGATCTCTCATCCGCGATGCCGACGATCGTTCGGTCCTCGACCGGACATCGTGGGTCAGAACTGACCTCAACATGCCTTCAGAACCGCGAGTGCGAAGCCGAGCGGCGGCCGGATAAGGCTCTGCGCGCCGAAATCAGGCTTGGGGTACAGCAGTGGCATTACCCCGACCGGTTGGTCTGGAAAGTTCTGCGCGCAGAGCGTTCTCCATTTGCTGTAGTTGCTGTTTGACATCGACGCACGGGTCACCAGCATTCGGTGGGATCAGACCTAGCACTACTTCGGCCTGCACCGCGAAGAGCCCACGACGGGCTTCACCGATTGCCGCACGTGTCTGCGGCAACGCAATTAGGTCCGCTTCGACCCCAAGCCGATACGCGGTCGTTCGGGTTGCGATGAGATCGCTGGCAGGCTCGCCCTGCCACATGGCGGCAATCCCGTCATGCCAGCCGTGCATAGCGATCAACAGGTCACGATAGAGAGCGCGCTTGTCGTCCAGCCATCGCACCGTTTCCTGATGAGCAAACTGCTCATGCTGTAGACGCACCTGCCCACGCTGCGCCAGCCACGTGCCAGCGACGCCTGCCAGGGCTCCCACTGCTGAACCGCCAGGCCAGCTAACGCCGCGTCCACATCTGACCCTCCTATGAACTTTCCGGCCGATAACAGCCCGAACTAGTAACTGCCCATGCTCGCTCCTACCCGTCCGCAATGATCTATCGGTCGGCACGGACCGGCATGTCTTCATCAGACAATGTCGCGGACCACCGCTGCCAAAACCGGGGAGTCCGCAGAGAGCTGCTGCCCGCTGATTGTCACGTAACCCCACGACCGGTACAGCGACTCCACCTTGCCCTCTCCCGTGGCGGGTTGACGAGGAGGGTGACGCGGTTCTCGGTACGACCGGACAGGAGCTCGTCGTGGAAGCAGCGGCACGGCCCAT